AGTAATAGGTGTAGTACGTGCAATACGGACAACAACACCACTAGCAGGTGCGGTAGATAAAGAGATGGTGCTGGATGATGCAAAGGTGAATGATGTGGATGTGCCGCCAACAAAGACAGCGACATCCGCTTGTTGTGTATAAGCAAACGGAATGGAAAAAGTAGTTGTACTCCCATTTGCCGTGTACTCAATATAGCTATAAGCCATAGTTGTTAATCTCCAAAGTCTGCGGCAATGGCGTTTAAGCCAGCCTTTGTATATGCCTGATTAATTATTGGCAGCATGTGTATAACTGACCTGTATTCTTGTTCGGTCATCTTCCCTTCAGAGAACATACCGTGTGCTAGGTGTCCAATTCCGTCAAGATAGCCAGCTAAAGGATTAGCCACTAAGCCTGAACCCCAACCTCTTTGGAATTTGTCAGGAATCTGAGTAACCATGCCCATGACACCAAACGCTCCTGTATAACCAACCATGTTTTCAACGAGGCTTAAGGGGTCTAAATGCTTCTCTAGGTATTCTCTTTGATCTGAACGACCTTCTGAAGATACGTGTGTACGTGCAGTAGTTACTAGGCTTGCAATAAGCATCTGCCCCATAACAACATAAGCAGCTTCAACACCCATACCGTTCTTAGCCCTTCGATTCATACGAGCAAACTGTTGTTCTTGAGAGGCCACTGCAAAGCTTAAAAACTGACCAATAGTAGAACCTATTTGTCCTCTTAAAACGCTGTTAGTAGCACCTAAGTCAGTCTCTTGGACGTTGTTACGAACCTCTATAGACACGTGGTTAGTAAAGGCATCTTGAGCCTCTACATCATCCCATTTGGAATACCCCATAACCCGCTTACCGTCACCATGTCTTTTGATCTGCACTTGGATTCGGTCATACATAGCATCTGTGATACCTGTGTCCTGACGCATGGCTTTAGGTATGTCACCGTCTATCCATTTCTGGCGCATGACAGCAGCGTTAAATCTCTGTAGGAAGTCAGTAACTGGGGTAAGCCCTGAGATAACACCCTGAACTTGCCTAGCTTTTTGCCAATACGGGTCCATGTGTTCGACCATGCCACCAATCTCATCCATACGAGTTGATGCTGAACCTGTTAAACCATGTGTACCCAAACCTGTAGCATCAATAATATTTTGCATATCATTGTTAGATACTTCACCGTTACGTGCAGCCTTTAGCCAATCTTTGTATTGCGGAGCAACCTTAAAGATAACCCCAAGACCTCCGTAAGCAATGATGTTTGCAGTCTCAATGACGCTCATCATTCCAAAGTATCCTGAGTACGCTAAGTAAGTTAAGTTACGGCCCATCTGCAAGCCTTTAGTCTTGTTCTTTTTTAAACCTAAAGACGTGTCCTCTATTAGTTCAGAGCCTTGAAGACCTTGAATTAGCTTCCTTATTATTTTAATATCATCGGCTGTTTTAAGAGGGTCGATGCCGTTGTCTGCACCAAACTTATCAATCTTTTTAATAGCATCTTCCATAGTGTCCATACCGTCACCGTCAATACCATTTCTGGCAAAACCAATGTGTCGGCCTGATTTAAAAGAATAGCTTTGGACTATGTCAGACATATTATTATTAAGCATTTCACTGACTGACATGGTTAAACCATCAGCAGTAAATTTAGTCTCATAATCCATATCAAGACGTTGACGCATGTTAGTATCTGGCACCCTAGAGTTTCCTTTAGAGGATGACATCTTTGAAGCCATGCCTACATCAATCTCAGCTTCAGTCATACCTTCGTCTACAAGAAACTTACGTAATGCTGTGCTGTCCTCAAGGATGTCTTCTAGCCTGTTGGCTGTAACGCCAGTGTCTAAAGAAGATACTTTTTGGATGAACAGGCGACTAAGGCGTACAGAGAAAGCTAAGTCCCAACCGTTTTTAGCAGCTATGGATTGACCAAAAACTTTACTGACTTTGGTTCCTCCATGCTCCTTCACTACGGCACGTAATTTACCTGAATCCCACTCAGTCGGGACGTAGTTACGGTCATACTGTGTCTCTTTAGCACCTATAACTCTGTAACGCTTTTTCTGATCTAAAAGGTCTTTAAATATTTCACGTGCATTGTCTGCGGCTAGTTGGACTTCTTTAGGAGAGTTTGCATATACGGAGTCATTACGTACTGCCCTAGTCACTAACCCTTCAAACTCATCATGCGCCCTTACACTCAGGCGACCATACTTAGTGCTTTGTCGCCACTTGTTAAAGTTAGGTCTGTGAACCCTAGCTAACTTAGCCCTAGCACTACGAGTAATTCGTGTCTGAATACTTGAAGTAGACTGTATGTTGGTACTGGATTTATTGTTTACCCTGTTGTCCTGAACTAAGATTCTACTTAGGTTACGTACAAGTGGATTATCAGAACTACGTAAGGAGGCACCATCAGATAGCAAGTTGCTTATCCAGTTAGTGCCTATAATAGTTTTACCTTGTTCTGGTGAATCAATTTCATCAATGCGCTGAGGTGAGTGTATAGGCTGCGGGGCTTCTAAAGACATCTGAATATCAGGGTCTTTCAGATCACCACCTGCTAACACAGTAGCGGCTTTTTCATGTTCTCTTAAGTCATCTGCATGTTTTGCATACTTATGTACAAAGGAACCCATGCCACCTGCGAATCCTGCTGAAAAAGCAGTATCTACAAGCACATCATTTATAGTGTAATCAGGTAAAACATTGCTGGCATAAAGACTCTCTAAGCCTCCCTGTGCGCCATACACTGCACCCATTTTACCTACTGTACGCATCCTAGTGGTGCCTGTGGTTGCTTTGTTCACGGCATTAGCTAAAGTACCAATACCTTTACCCACGTTGGTTAGTCCCTTAACTCCTGATAACCAACCACCCGCGAGAGGTATTGCAGCCATTGCTAGGTTTTCTTCGGTCAGCATACCAGCACCAAACATTGCAACTATTGTAGTGACAGGGGAGTCTCCAAAGTTCTCAGCCATAATGCTTTGGTTATTCTGAGTCTCAGCTACTTGCTCCATCATCTGCTTTAAAGCACCCTCTGACTCTGCACCAAACATATAGTCATGGAACTCTTCAGGGGTGTCATCAAAGTAGGTTTTCATTACTCTATCGTCAAACCTAAACTCAGGGTCATACTCATTATCAACAGCCCTTTGACGTGCGGCTAGTTCTACTAACGAGCCACCCTCATCTCTAAAGGCTCCGAAAGAGTCTGTGAACCCAAAGTTATCAGGCTTATCTATAAAGGCATTAACATTGGGGTCAAATATCTTACCGTTTTCAGTGGCTTGCCTAATGACCATTGAGGGGTCTTTGGGGGCTACAGAGTCTGAAGTAAAGACCGAAGTAAATTCTTCTATTGTTTCCATTGTTAAAATTCCTTATCGACTTGCCTGACGATTGTTAGCTTCTAGTTGTTTGGCATCTCTTTCTTGTCTATCTGCTAGGCCGTAGAAAGTGTCTAAATGAAGAGGGGCCACTGGTAGGACTCGACCTGCTTGGTCAACTACCCAAAAGGTTTTACCTCTGCCAGTGTGTCGGAGGGTTATTTGCTCAGGTTCAAAAGCACCTGCGCCAAAAGATTGTATAGATGCTGCAATGTATGCCTGAGCGTCCTCTTGGAACTTAGCGTTGTCTATGTTTTCAGCACCTCCCATAAATACCAACTTGCCATTAACTACGGAGTGATCTTCTACAATCTCCTTAGCATATCGGTCAACAAATTGTTTGGGATTCATGCCTGTCATTTCTCCAATAACTTTGGCATATTCCACCATCTTGGCTCTGAATAGCGTGTTATCTTCCTCACCTCCACTTACTACATCACCCCATCCCCAACCATCTAATGCCTTATCAACTTCTTCAGCAAATATATTAAGGTCTGCTGCACTTGGTTTAGTTTTTAAATAATCAGGTGAACCTATAATTCTTAAAGCGTCTTGTTCACTGTCCCCGTACATACTCATTATCTGCCAATCTGCAAACTGTGCGCGTTGTGTGGGGTCTGTAAGATACTTACGGAACATTTGAGGATTGCCAGCATAAAGCTGCTTAAGAAGCTGAAACTTCTGCATAGTGGCTTGGAAGTTAGGAGATTCTGGTAAGAAGTCACCAGTGCCTAAGTTATCAAACGATTTGTCTGCTATTGCTTTCCATCGTTCATTAATCACGTCAACTTTAGAATACATGCCTATTTCTGCCGCTAACTTTTGTTCTGGCGTACCATCAGGCAGGTTATTATTAACTATTTCTGTAATACGAATTTGAGTGGCTTTGTCTATGTCATCTTTAGAAATGGTCTGCTGTTTGCCGTTTTGGTCTAAGTAAGTACCACCCGTTAGATCAAATACCCCTGCAATTCTATTTTTCACCGCAGAAGCCATAGCACCGTTTCTACGGACACCTGCTTGACCCACGGCAATCGCTGTGGTGTTTGCATTAGTGATTGAGATTCTTTGAGAGGATGAGATGTCTCCCTTCTTCTCACGCCTCTTTAACTCAAGTTCATCAGCCGGAGTTAAACCACCTGCTGCTGCTGTAGCGTTAACATCTATAATATAATCTGTGACATCTGCTGAATTTGCTATTGAAGCATTAGTCTTTGCTTTTTCAATCAATCCTAAAACCTTGTTACGGTAATCAGGGCCACCATTGCCAGCTTCAATTAAGTAGTCACCAATGACTGTATCCATGAACTCTTCACCACGTCTTTCTTGCTCTTTAAGCCAGAAGTTTTGTAGGTCAGTGTTAGAGTACCCGTACTTATCTTTTAAAATAGTTTCAATGTCAGCAGCATAAGACGCAAACCCGTCAGCAGTTTCTTGATTTAATTGATCTTGTGTTAAACCATCGGGGCCAAAGCTTCGTCCTTCTACAAAACTGTAAGTAGCACTAGCTTGGTCGATGTGCATGTCTGTAGTGCTAGAGCCAAATACCGCACCAGCATCCCGAAGGTCTTGTCTTTTGTACAGGGCAGAACTAGCGGTACTAGATGCTTTGGAAGACTGCCGCATAGAGTTAGCTAGAATACCTTTAAGGTCTTCGTCATCTACTTGGTCTAAGCTACCAAGAAATAACTTCTGATATTCAGGAGTTTCTAAAACTTCTTCGTGAGTCATTCGTGCAAACTGTTCTTGCTCCATCAAGGCTTTGAAGCCTATGCCAAAGGAGTTCTGAGCCGCTTGCTTTTTACTAGCTTGAATCATGTCTAGCTTGCGTTCTTCTTCCTTCTGAACTTGTTGGACATTGCCTGTAACGCTATCTAAAGCCTTACTGATCTGGTCGTTACGCGCAGGGCGAACAAAGGTATCAACTCTTGATGCTTGGGGAGTGAGGCGCACCTGACTCTTCTGGTATTGGGTTTGTACTCTATTAGTAGCCACGGCTATAATTCCTTTTTATCTTGAAGCTGGATGCCTCAGTGTTTTCTTTTTAAAGGGATTCTTTAAATTCTTAAAATAACTTGGATTGCTTTCGTAAGCGTTACCACCAATCTGTAGGGCAGTCGCTGCAAAGCTTGGGTATGGGACTGAATTGATACGGGACTGTCTACCAGTTTCCGCACCTTTCTTTTCCTCTGCTATTTGGGCTTTAGTAGCCCCAAGGTTAGAGGAAGCTTTAGTGTCATCAGATAAGTTTTGACGGAGTATGTCGGACATAAGGGCATCCACGGATAACCCTGATACACCTGACTCACCTGAAGCTGTCCTAGCTTTAGATACATCCCTCATTGTTTGTATGTCGGCTTCCATCCCACGTTGGGACTCTGCCTCTTCTTCTTGCCGTTGCCTTAAGTTAAGCTGTCGGGCATCATTTAGAAAAGCAGCGTTAGCGTTCTTTTCGTTTGCTGCTGCTTGCTTCTGTTCTTCGTCTGCTGCTGCAATGCTTGTCATAGCACCTATAATTGTACCTGCGTCACACATTTTGATTAATCCTTACGAACTCGTAGAAAGGAATACCCCCTACACCAAACTTCGGGACTAACTGCACAAAGGAAAATCCAATGTGGTTTAGCCATGCAATACTAATTTTGTTTCTAGCATCTACATAATTGATGAGAAGGGGATATTGTTTATTTGTCTCTTTGACCCATGCCACTGACTGTGTAAGAAGGTCTTTCTTGATCTGTGGAATCTTGTCAGAACCTAGCATCCAAGGGGAACCAATTAGATCATCAACATGGGCGCACCCAAACATTCCGATTAGTTCTCCTTTATGTATAATTGACTGGGCTTTAGACATGTCGAATCCTTTTTGAAGGGCTTCGGTAGGTGTTAAAGCGTTGGATGCTTTTACCTCTTCTACATCTGCTTGTCGCATCTTTGCAGCAAGCACGTACACGTCTTCCTGAACGGAATCGCGGTAATGGGCCATTGATTAAATCCTTGATGTTCTTTGGGTTAAGAAACCTTCGTACTCTGCGCTTTGGAATACGCAAGGTAGGTAGCTGTCTGAAGTAATGACAACCTTGGCGTACTTAGAGTTAGTTAATACAGAAACCTTATAGCTTCCTGAAGCAAGGTTAGCCTGTCCTAGTATGTTACTTAGTGAGCCTACTACCCTTCCGTTAAATTCACGTGTCTGAGTGTCCCTAGCTTCGGGTGTGCTTTCTACTTTAAAGTAAGCTGTGTCACTGTATACAATGTTAAAGTTTCGTATCTGTAGCTTGTTAGTTGTGATTGCTTTGTTGTCTTGCTTTAAGACTTGCTCACTAAACTGATACTTAAAGATGTAAGGTATGCCAGCGTATATAACGGCACTAGCTGCTATATCTGCCGTGGCTTCTGCTAGAGTTCTTAAAGACCCTGTAGTGTTCACAAAGAGTGTAGTGCTGTCTGAATAAGGCAGTGTTGCACTGGTCATCTTGTAACGCCTGTCGAGATGCAATGCACCGCCACCGTAGTTAGATTTAGATGTGGTATACACCATGTCAGGACTTGCAGCGTCACTAGCGAGACTTAGGTTTTCTAAGTACACACCATCTGAATATTCCATAACTAGCTTGATAGTTGAGCCGTTAAAAGCTGCTGAACATACCTTGCCTGTAAACTTCCATTCTGACCAAGCACTCTGTAGTTTCTCTTCACCACGCCAATAGTAGCGATATACAAAGATAGAGTTAGGCTTGTCTTCAGTTAGCACTAAAAGCATGTCTTCGTTAGAAGATGCTGATAACCCTCTTATTGTTCCATCTAGGTAGTTAGGTACGTGGGCAGATACATCGGCAGCGTCATTAGTTTCTGAAGCTTGTTCAACGTAATACTCACGGACACCTGACCATTTACCTTTAGAGAACCCGAAGAATACATAGCGACCTGCACCTACTGGCTTGGCATTTAGGTTTGCCTCAAAGTTAGTAGATACGTCAATGTGTACTGTGTCAGGTGTTAATAGTTCTGAGGCTGTCAACATGAACTGCGTCAAGTCAGAGAAGATCAACAAGGATTCATTAAAGGGTATTGCGTGTTTCAGGATAGAGATTTGATTGTTTGATACAGCCACGTCTATAGGGTTAGAGTCAAGAATAGTTAATACAGTCTTAGGGAAGAAGTTGTAGAACTCTCCTGCTTCACTGAAGATAACATTCTCATCTGCAAGGAAACCTAAGCGGTTACGATGGAAGAAGATGTCATTGATCTTAAAGCCTACAAAAGAAGGTACAGGGTTAGTGTCCTCATCCCCTGCTTCTCTATCGTCCCAAGAAAGGGGTGAGAAGGTGAATGTGCCGTTAGTCTCCTTACGTAACTGGTGAGGCATTGTAAGCTTGTTTATACGATTCTTTAGGGCTGACCCATCTACTGCATAACCGCCTACAGTCTCTTTCCAGATCAACTCATTGTTGGTGTTATCGCCTTGAGTTAGATGTACATAATGGTCATCTTGTTTCTTCTCGTTACTACCTGCTACCTTAATTCTAAATCCTACCTTACCTTTACGGGGTAGGTTCTTGAAGTCAATAGTCTGACCTTTGAACGAGTATAGGAATCTGTCGCCAGCACCATCACTAGATGTGATTGTGAAGTCAGAACTGGTGTTCTTAACGTAGATTACTGACCCTATCTTTTCTTTAACAAACGGAGAAGAAATAGATAAGTTGTTGAATAACTGAGTAGCAATATAATCTGTGCCAATCTGGGCAGAATGTGAAGATGCGGAACCATCTGGTGTGGTGTACGTAGCTGTGGCACTACCCACTGTAATTGTGTAAGTCAGTCCGTAGTCAGCCTGTCTAATGTAGAACATAGCTTCGTGAGGACGAGCGGTAGGTACGTAGGTGTCCAGTGCTATAGTCTTAGCCTTGTTTACTACAAAAGTAGTGTCACCTACTGATACCGCACTGATTGATGTTTCAAAATCAGTTATACCAGTTAGGTATGTTGGGAGCGAAGTAATAGCGTTACCGTCTGCATCATTAACCACAAGTGCTGTGCCAGCCTGATTAAACACCTTGACCCCTGCGGAACTAAAGACTGCTGTGTAGTCCTCAGTGGTGGAGTATTTAATAGGGTGTAAGAATACATTTGCTGCGTTGGCTACGTTAGCTAACTTAGCTACGTGTTCAGTACAGGGTCGTTTCTCAAGACCACGTGTTACAGAAGATAAGCCGTTCTCTTGTACTTCGGCTTGGCTTGCGTGACGTAGGCTTGCAGGTTGTTGGGATACCCCATTCAATAGATTTGGAATAGAACCTGAGATTAAAGACATTCGGTTAACCTCTTCTTCGGTTTATAATTGAATATGTGTCAGCACTGTCAAAGATATTTAAGTCTCTAACATCTGATTCGTTGTGTGTGAGTGAAGTCCATGCGGATTGCTCATCAACAGCATTAAAGCTGTGTAATATCTCTGAGCCTAGTACACGGTCTTGAAGAATACGTGCAGCTTTTATAGTTACATAACGTCTAGCTGTCTCAGGCATCTCTTCAAAGGACAGTAGAACAACTATGTCTACTTCAATAGTTTCTGTTATTTCATAGGTGTTTTTAATACGGTCGTACATACGTGAGCCACGCTGTACTAAGTCTGTGGTAGAGGACATACGTAGTGATGTAGTGTCCACGTGAATACAATTAGCTGGTAGGGTAATCTCGCTATTAGCGTCAGGTGTTAACTTAAATGTTAAGTCTGTGTTAAACGTCCACCCCATTGATTGCATATCACGACTTACGTTATCTAAAGTCTGTTCTGCAAGGCTGGCTTCAATTAAACCAGAAGTTAAGGAGTTAACAGGAGATTCACCAATAGTAGCCAACAATGTATTAACCGCTTCTAGCTTGGTTGTTGGATTCATTAGTTTTCCTTCAATAAAAGAAAAAAAAGGGCAGAGAGAAATTAATCCCTCCACCCTTTAGAGTAGAACTAGAACGAGTTACACAGCGTTCAAAGAAATGGCGCAAGCAGGGCGTAGGATGTTATGACCCATAGCGTACTTAGCAACCATCAATGTACCTTGACGATCAATCTGATACTCAGACTCAACGCCTAAGTCCAACAACTTCACAGTTGCGGCAGCGTCTTGGCTAAAGATTAAGCCACGCAAAGCAGCGTAGTTACCACGGTATGCGGCAGTACGTGTACTTGTGATTGGCTCAACGTCACCAGAAGCAGAAGATTGGTTAGTAGAAGGTAGATGATTACTCATCATAATCTTCACACCACCGACCTGTGGAACTACGCCCGAAGCTACGGAACCTTCACCGCCAACATCACGGTTCAACCATGCAGCGTTAGCAACACTAGGCACGTTCAATAGCGCGTAGTATTGGGCAGGTGGTAGTACACAAACCTTATCACCGCCTACATCTTTCTTATCGAACTCTTCAAGAGCCGCATAGATAGCAGCGACAATCTTAGCACCGTCTAAAGCATGTGCAGTAGTCGTACCAATGTTGAAGTTAGCAGTGTAAACCTCATCTGCAAAAGAAGCACCGAACGCTGTAGCTGCTAAAGAAGAAGTAGTAACCGAAGCAGCCTTAGCAATCACTCGCGCAATGTTGCGGTCAGATACGTTAGCTAGAGCGTTACCTGACTCTTTCGAGTAGATAGAACGCACGTCATAGTGGTTCATTGCTTCGTCAATCTTGGCAATGAATTGTGTGCTGATTAACAAATCATCAACGGTCACAATACGCTCACCATGCTTGATTGCATCAGCTTGAATTAAAGTTCCTGGAGTATGGTACTTTGCAGAACCAGTGCCAGTTAAAGGGAATGATGCACTCTTACCATTGGAAATAGTACGTGTGCGGTGTAGAGGCATGAAGACGTTCTTCTCTTCATACGCTGTTAATACTTCCCCTGCGTAAAGCTTGAGGAATAAGGAACGATCATCACCTGTCGCGTTGACTTGGCCTAAGCGAGAAGTGGTTTGGTCTGTTGGAAATGCCATTGTATATGTACCTATTTAAAAAAAGTAATTTATAAGTTGTTGAGTTATGGTGTTTAAACTCAGCAGACTCTTACTTCCTTTCCCGTAAAGATTGTCCACCGCAGTGGGTCGATAGATACTTGGAATAAAGTTGTTGCTTCATTAAACGAAAAAAACCCCCGAAGGGGCTTAAAGATTGCGGAGACAGATCATCTACAGAATGTTGCTTCGTGATAATTTAGAAGCTACTTGCTGTCGATATGCAGAGTCAGACTCGTACCTTGGGTCACGCATTGCTTGCGTTAACTGGGCGGCAGAATCAAAGACCCCACCTGTAACGGATTTAGTCTCGCCCATGACAAGTGAAGGTTCACTTCCATTTACAGAACGGTACTGAGCGTGTAGACCTTGTATTGCAAGATTTGCTGTCTCTATGTTTCCACTGTTTACTGCATTATTAAACGCATCAATGGATGCTTCTTGCATATTGTCAGAAGCCCAAGAAACCATATCTTCATACGCCTCCTGTCCTCCAACTTGCTCAAAAGCTTCTTGCTGCATCTGTGTCGCTACTGCCATTTGACCATCTATAAATTGGTCAACCATAGAGCGAGGTATGCCAGCTTCTACTAAAGAATCGTAAGAATCTTCAGTTAGTCCACCTAGTTCTGCGAACTCTTGGGATAAGGAATCAAAGTCAATACCTTCCTCTTCAAGCCCATCAACTATGCTTTCTAACTCATCATCTTCTAACTCTTCTTCGTACTCTTCTTCGTCCTGAGAGCCTAACTTCTGTTCAAGAGATTCATAAGCTTGCGCCATGTCTTCAACACTGTTGAACTTCTCAGGGAGCCATTCAGGACGGTCAGACGCATCGGGGTTATCAAGACCTTCGGCCTTTTCTAACATATCTAATGTGTGCTGACCGTCTTCAACGGTTTCTTCGTATGTGTTTACTGTATCCATTTTTAACTGTCTCCAAACAGATAATTTATTTAGACTTT